TTTTTGAATTCTAAAGATGTCTTCCATCTCTTCACGGATAATCTCAGACTGAAAAAACTTACCCATGCGTCTTCTCCGTTAATCTTTCCCTCAAATATTGTTTATATTTGCTGGTATCAATATTTAGAAACGGTGCATACTTCTTTAGTTTCAAGCTGATCGCTTCCCAAATTGGGTCAGTAAGTTTCTTATCCAGATTATTCCCGAAAAGGAATATTTTATCAAAGATAGTAAGAGTTTCTATACTAATATTCCCGCTCAGGAAATTTTTTAAAATTGGTGGATGTTGTTTTGAGGTATCAAACAATTCCTCTAGGTTGTATTCAGACAACATATCCTCTGCTTGCTGCTTGAACTGGTAGAACAAACTTTGTTGCCTTCCTTGCCAAGATGAATAAACACTTTCACCAGACCGAATAATTTCACCAATCCACAATGCATCTGGATTATCACATGCTACAAAATTAGCAACAAAGAATGCTTTAATTTCATCATCATTATACTTCCTTGACATTTTTTCAAAAAAGTATCTGTCTTTTCGCTTATAAAAAGAATTCAAACTTGCTCTAGACTTACCAGCATATCTAAAGTAATCATAATTTTTTCTTGTGAAATGCTGTTTAAATGCAAGATACTGTTTGTAAGTATCAAACGGTGCCATCAGATAAAAAATTTCGCTTTAGAAGTTCTCTTCAAATAATTTAGATTTGTTGCATTCCATTTCAATTTTTCTTTCAGTGGTTTTGAGATAAGTTTTACAATTGATTCAATTTCAATATTGTTTTGTTCACAATAAAAACAAATTGCCTCAATGTAATTCATTTCCTTGTTGTCTTTCACAATATTCTCAATGTCATTGGTAAACTTATCTTGACATAGGAATTTGCTTTTTATGATTGATTTGATTTCACTTTTTGTAGTCATTTAGTTTGTCCTCCACAAATTTTTGAATGTACTTAACTAGTTTTCCCATATACTGTTTCTTATCATACTCTTCATAAACTTCGACTTCACCATTTTCACACGTCATAATAATGACAAGTTTCTTTACTGGTATCTCAGTCATTTCATAAAACATACAAGCATATGCTGCTGCTTGCACGAAATAATTTTCAATCCATTGTTTTGGTTTTGGTTTTTCTGCAGTCTTAAAGTCAATGATTGCTAATTCACCATTATACTCGGCAATACAATCGACTGTTCCAGCAACACCTAGCTCTTTACTGTATAAAGATTTCTCAAGAGCGTAAATATTATTTATATTCCCAAGGATTTTTTTCGCCTGAGTAAATAACATCTTCGGTAAAGGATCTGTATCTGGAACGTCCTTGTTCCAAAGAAAGTTTTCTATGCAAGTGTGGACTTTCGTACCACGAGATGTGGAACGTTTAGAAATACGGTTCGCTTCTTCTTCACCAACCCTTTCTCGCCACTTGACAAAAATTTCTTTATTGTAATGAGAAGTGACCGAGGTAATGGATACCATCGGTCTACCTTCTACTGTATAATAACGAACTCCATCAATCGTTTCCCGTTTCAGTGCAGGAAACTCAATATCAACGTGTTGAAACATCAAAGACCCAAATTAATTTTGTTTAGAATGTAACTCTTGACAAGTCCAGATCTTACGATATCTTCAACGCCAAATTCGACACTTTCAAATTCAGGCATCGCTTGAATAATTTTCATAAAATCTAGAATACCATTTCGTTCATTGGTTTTAATAAGGTCAGACTGCGATGCATCACCACAGAAATGGATCTTACAATTTTCACCAACTCTTGTAATTATACTATCTAATTCGTGAAAATTCAAGTTCTGACACTCATCGACGATGATAATACAATCATCTAGTGTAGTTCCACGGATGAAACTTGTAGACCAGAACTTCACACTTTCTTGTGTCTTAAGATTACCCCATAACATTTCAAAGTCATTGTCTGTAGGTAACTCAAACATATACTTTACCATATTCTTATAAGGAATTTGGTAAAGGGAAGATTTATCTTCATGATCTCCTGGAAGGAAACCAATTTCTCTTGTAGCAACTAATGATCTTACAACTACAACTCTATTGTAAGGTGTCAAAGGATTGAGGACTTCTTTCAATGCAAGATACATGGTAATAAATGTTTTACCTGTTCCTGCTGCTCCGTAAACAAAAAGATTTTTATCTTCTTTATAAGCGTCAAAAACTTTTGTTTGGTTTTGTGTTAGCGGTTCAATATCGACCATCATATCGACATTGAAAGGTTTTTTTCTTTGCATTTGCTTTGCTGATAATCCAGCTCCGACTTGGGAAGAAGTTCTTTTTTTCCTTGAGGACATATTAGAAGTGCGTTGTTTTCTGAGGCTTTACTTTTGAACCAGGCATCTTGCTGACTTTGTGAAGGATTTCATTCCATCCCCCATCAGTTCTACTATAAACGTCACCTACAGCACTCACGGCAGAAGCGACACCAGCAGACCAATCTTTATCCCATTCGGGATTGTCTTTTCTCCACTGATCATAATCAGCGACAGACATAACAAGTTCCTGTGTTTCCCCAGTTTCTAAATGTTTTACAGGATATATGGGCATAGTTATTTCAATTCGTAAATATTTATTGTGTGGTAATAATCTTTTTATGATTATTGATTTGTAATGCTGCACTAAACTTTAATGGTTTAGCGGTACACATGTTACATATTTGTTCTGGTTTACTAGAGTTATCACAGAATTTTACCAGATCTTCATCACTACAGTCAACTGGTAGTCCATCTCCAAGAAAAGGTTTCCAACAATCATCTTCTAATTGTTCAGTGACATAAAGAAGTTCTTTTAGAAAAGCTGCGTTAGGACACTTCCAAAGTTTTCCATTATACAGTTGAGTATTAGGACAAGAACACATCTCAAAACTTTGTTTGATATTATTGTGTCCATATGGATAAACTTTTCCATTGCTGTGCTTGATAGAATTGAACCAGCGATCTTTTCCATCGTGATGTTCAGTAATAATAACTTTAGAACTGTTTACTTTGTTAATGTTATCAATAACTTCTGGAGTATGAACACTAACACGCAAAGACATTCCAGGATATTTTTCTAAGTCTTCTTCAATCCATTTTCTATTTTCTTCGTTAAGAAGAATACCATTAGTATAAAGATACACTGTCTCTTTATGCTCCAGACAAGCGTGTAGAATGTCTCTACAGCGTGGATTGAGTAAAGGTTCTCCACCAATAACTGAGACACGTTCTACGTCTATCCTAGGCAAGATCGTATGAATATCTTGAATAAGTTTATCAGTATCTAATTTGCTACCTGGAGCAAAGTAATTACTGAAGTGATTACATCCTTTGCAACTTAGATTGCATCCAATCGTTGCGCTGATATCAAGAATTTTTAATTTTGGGATTATAGTAGGCAAGGTAAGCAGCTCCTATTGCAGTTCCACCATCATGTGCAGTTGGTTCAGCATAAATTTTAACATCTTCTGGCAACTGGTTGCGTAGTTTATAGTTAACAACACAATTTAGAAAACATCCACCAGTCAGCACAAGATTTTTACACTTTGTTTTTTTAATTGCAAGATTAGCAAGTTCTAACGCACGTTCTTCCCAAAGAGTTTGAACTGTATATGCAGCATCCTCCTTAGAAGATCCTGCAGTATTATAAAGATCTACTTTTTTAGATCCATATGCTGCCAATCCCATTACCTTTCCAGCATCATCATAACCAAATCCACAAAATTTTGAGTAGTTGACCCTGTTCCACCGTTGGCGATTGGGAGAATGCCCGTTACGTTGGTTGTTAAATTTATATACGTTCCCGAAAAAGCCCCAATATTCCCATTCAGCTTTTGAATAGCTTGTAAAATAGTGTCCGTTGCTGAGACTGTTCCTGCACCGCTTGTATATCCTGTTAAAACAGAACCTATGCCCCTTGCATTTGTGTAGTAAAGGTTTGAACCTTCCGTTAAATTTGATGTTGTCTTAGTTGCTAATCTTGTGTCCCAAAGGCTATCGTAATCCGTTATTCCATAACCCGATATAGTTGTTGGATTAGTTCCTGCGGTTACAAGTCCTTTTGCATTAACCGTAACGCTTCGATATGTTCCTGCCGTTGCTACTGTTGCGAGTGTTAGTGTTACCGCCGTTGTTCCGCTTCCTGTTGCATCGCCTGTAAAAGTAGTCGTTTGATTTGCCGTTAAATATGATACGTTACTTCCTGCCGTAACTAACCCCTTACCATTTACGGTCACATTGTTCCATGTTCCTACATTAGAATTAACTGTTGCCAAAGTAATTGCACTTGTTACGCCTGCACTTCCATTGAAACTAACCGACCAAGTTGCATCTCCTGTAATCGCTATTTCTCTTTCAGTTGTCAAAGTCGCTGCCGAACCTGTTGTTGATTGGTTTAAAGTCGGTATATCTGCTGCAACAATCGCTCTAAATGTAGCTGCACCACTAGAACCATTTGGAGCAGCAAAGAAAGTATTAGCCGTTCTTGAAGTATCTCTCCAAGTTGTAAATATCGGGTCGG